GGGTTCACGACGAGAGCACGCAACGCTGTCGCACTCACGCTAACATCCCCTGTGGCGGTGTAGTCGTACACGGGTAGGTTCCACTTCCCAAATAAGATGTCCCTAATCTGCGCGTTCGAGTTAGGATTCAGATCAGATTTGTATTCATGAAGTACTCTCAACCATTTAGCCGCCAGGTTTGTCTGCTGACCCTGATGTTCGTAACGACGACCCTCGTCAACACGAATGCCCAGCCGACGCATCCCAGCGCAGAGCCCCTGCACTCGGCTGTCAAAGTTGTACAGCCTAAGTTGATCTCGTCTCCGTGCAAGATCCTTGAGTGGGGCGATGACTCTGGCAGTTACAGCCACGTCTGTCGCACAGTAGGCATGAAGCTCTTCGTCCGTCCTAGCCTGAACTCCCGTGTGGTCAGCCTTCCACGCTGGAACATCCGTAAACACAGACCCTACGAATCCGAGGCTGTGTCTATACTCGGAAGCTCCAAGCTTATGAAGAAGAAGGGTATCCAGCGATGGGGTTGGTGTGACGCCAAGGTGCTGTTCGATAACCATGCGGTCAAAGTAGCCAGAGTTGTGCCCCGCTATGACGATCTCCTCGTCTTCAAATACGTTCCGGAGAATGTCTTTGATGTCGTTCTCGTCCTCCGGGGAGTAGAACCTAGTAAACCCGTCGATGCTGACGAAGGCGATGTTGAGAACCATGTCCGCCGTACCGATACCGATACACCTAAGGTCGGCGTTAAGGCAGTCCACGCCGTCCGTCTCGACGTCGTATGTCACGAGAGCCTCGGCCTCTTTGACACTCGCGAAGAACTCACGGGTAAACTGGACACTCGGGTTGTAGTGGACTTCTGGGTCGACCCACTCAAGCGTGTCGTTATGATGCCGAAACGCTTTCGCCAGGTCGTTAGCGAGAATCGGACGCAGTTTGGGTTGTTTAGCTACAGTCTCGGCGGAGTAAGTCGCCAACAACTTCTGCTTCCCTCGAACCGCAGGACCGCCACGGACATCTTCGAGAGCGGGGTTACCTCCGGTGATAGCTTTAGCTGCGTAACTCCCCATTGTAACGATAGTATCAAACGGTTCGAGTCTGTCCTCACGGTGCCCGGAGCAAGCTTCGATGGGGGAGAGCAGGGGCTCCTTCCCCTTTGCTACACGCTTCCGGTTAATACGCCTAAGCTTAGCAAGGTATGTCTTTGGATCGTCGAAGGGCCAGCGACACCCTATAAGGTTGCCCCAACTGACTTGCCGTCGAGCACTCTTTCCCTTTAGCTTCTGTACTTCAGCGAGTACTAGCGCCCCGTTCGCGTCACAGAACGGACGACCTAGACTCATATCTGATTTCGATGGAGCGTTACCTACAAGGACGACGCTCTCCCCTTCTGCGTTGATCTCAAAATCAACAGGCTGCCAACAGCCCTCCTTCTCCCAATGCGCTTTGAGGGGACACTCATCACACCGGGCTTTCTCAAATCCCATACTTCCTCCAAATAGAAAGGGAGGTGCCCCACATAAGTGAGACACCTCCCGGGTGACAGCCTAGACTACATGCTAAGGATCTTGTTCAGAGCCTCGTTCTCGTCGTCAGAACTCTTGCGGCTCTTAGCAGCCTTAACTGCACCCTTCGCTACGACCGGAGTCTGCCAGTCGCAGTTAGAGTAGCCGCCGTCCGGCGGACGAGGAGTGAAGTACACATGCGCTTCACTACCCAAGATAGCCTCACGAACCAGGTTCACCGCGTCATCGATCTTATCGAAGTTCTGGGTGAAGACAGTACGGACCTCTTGAGGAGTCAGGCCACAGGACACGAAGAACGAATCCCAGAACCGACGAATGGCACGAGCCTTAGGACCTGCCGGGAAGTTCAGCCCGTCCTTAATGGTGTACCCCTCGAAAGGACCATCCATGACCGTAGCCTGGATGCTCATCCGAGGGTTACCATTCGAGGTTTCGTACCCAGACAGCTCCGAAATCTTGACTCTGTAGTGACCTGCGTCCGCTGGGGGCATGTCAAAACCGTCGTTGCTAAAATCAAATTCAATAGACATCTGCTCTACTCTCCTACAAAGACTGGATATATCCATCCAGCAAATTATTGTTGTGATCACAAAGACTCGCCCTATCGAGCGCGTCGGCAAAAACCCAGCGGATATGCCGGGGATCGTCAATGACTGACGAAAGGTTTGGCAAGGCTTCCCTGAACACCCGCTTAACGTCGGGCCTCTTCTCGGCAAACTCCTGCAACAACTCTTGACAAAGTGCGTCTACGTGGGCGTCCAAGTGCTCGTACTCTTTGGGACGAGGGACGTCGATGTCAGCAGCCAACATCATTTCACGTAGGTTCAAAGGGAACTTCTCGGGGGAGATGGCTAGCCTATCTCCCGTGGTGTACTCGGGGTCAGGCCCAGTCTGATAGACGTAAGGCCACCCAGGGTTGGACTTATCGTAGACAACTCTGGCCACGACGTCACACATAGCGGGTAGCTTCTCGACAAGTTGCCACCCACCAATCATCGGACCACCCTTGATCCAACGCTTCTGACCTGACTGGCCTACCTCCTTCGGGGCTTGTTGGTGCATGGTCTTGATGATGTGACAGTCAGCGTTACGACACACATCTTGTAGCTCATAGATGCGCTTGTTGAATACGTCGAACGCAGCCCAGCCTTGGGTGCTCTGCTTACAGGCAGCGAGTTCCTTGTCTGCGATGATGCTGAAGTCATCGATTACGATAGCTGGGTATTTGTGTGAGACTTCTTTAACCAGCTTGATAATATCCTTGACGCCCTTTACAGCCGTCCCAAACTCAGCGACGGTAGGTTCCACTCCGATGTAGTTAGCGCACGTCAGAGCCCCCCTCAGGGCTATGTATAGGGCATCAGGGTGAGCCCTCAGGGCCGCCAAGGTCTTACCAGCCTTGGAGTCTCCGTATGTGATTGTGTATAGCTTCATGTGTAATCTCCCCATTGACAGGTTTCATAGTGTGGACATCTCCTAAAGTGCCAGCACGCTGACTCATGGTGTGCTCCCGGCCAGAGTGCTGGTTCGATGTTTGCGTTATCGCGAATGATCCTTTCTCCATGTATGATTGTTTTCTTGAAATGCTCCACCGAATATGGAGCGGGGTCTAGGTTGACTCGGTCGAAGGAAGCTTGGCCTCCCTCCTCCTTGGGCCACTCGATAATGTTGAGGAGGACTCCGCCCCAATCATCACCGAACATTTCCTGTCCTATCATCTGGTAGCCCAAAAACTGTCCGGACATAGAATACCCACTGACAGTTCTCGAAGTAAATCGCTTGGTTGTCTTGTGGTCTATGAACCAAACCTTCTGGGTTGCCGGATGAATCCAGATGGCATCGACTCGCTGTGTGTACAGATACGTTTCGTTGCGTTCGTCGTCGAAGATGTTGACACACAGTTCGTGTTCGATAGCCTTGGTATCCCATCGCTCCATCGCCCAGTGAGTCTTGTACTGGAAGTAGACTGACTTGACTTTGTCGGAGTACTCCTGCCAAGTCTTACGGTGCTGCTTATGCTGGCGTCTAGCAAGCTCGTCAACAGCATCCTCGGGGCTATACAACTCATCCTCCCGTCCTTTCCACTCGTCTTGTGTAAGGGCATAGTGATGAGCTAGCGCGATGTGAAGGGCAGACCCCATCACAAGAGGTTCTGCTGGAGCGGTTGCTGAGATGACCTTCTCTTTGTTGTACGCCAACGCATACAACCGAGGACACCGCAGTACTTTCTGTAAGCGATGCCAACCCTTTCGAGATGGTCCTGGATCGATGAGATGTTTCTTGTCAGTCATGCTTCTGCGATAGGTCCTGCGACTCTCATACTGAGGATCGTGTCAGAGTGTTCGTGTAGCTGGTCGTATGCTCCAGCCGCTATCTCCATAGCGATGTCTTTCTCTAGTCCAGATAAGATTGAGCACACGACGAAACACGCCGCCGCTTCCGACAACAGTTCCTCCGCAGGTAGGTGCTCGTACTCCAAGGTAAATAGTTGAGCTAGGGTTTCCCGTAGCTGGATTCTTGTCTTCACATTATCACTCATTGAACATCTCCAAGATCGAGTTCACGATCGTTTCTTCATCATCCATACCGGATAGTGTCCGAGCGACACCACCGGCTTCATCATCGTCCAGTGTGGTTTCTACTCCCTCCAACTTCTCTAAAAGCATGTCGGCAACATGCTCGTCCACCGTGCCCTCGGCTACGGTGTACATGATTAAGACAGGGCGCGAACTGCCGTGCCTACTGAATCTCCCTTCCGCTTGCGTAACTGCACCCGGCGTCCAAGGCAAGAGCCCAAAGATAGCTAGGTCTGTGTGCTGAAGTCCGTCGATAGCCTCACCGAAAGCGTCGGTAGTACCTACGAAAGCACACCCTCCGTCACTCCACTTGGCATACTCACGGACCATATCCTCCCTTGTAGCTAGGGAATCACCGCCGTGACCTGACCAGACAGGAGCACCACAGGATTTGAGCTTGGTCTTGATCAACTTCGTCAGGGCCTCACAGTCCTGACGACGACCCGTAAAGACGGTCACTTTCTGTCCGGCTTCAACTGCATCCCGGACAGTTTCTGCTATCCAAGTACGCTTACTGGACGCAGCTACGAGTAGGTGAGTCTCGAACAAAGCCTGCTTACCTCGGGCTGCTGCCGCCTTCATCTCTTTCTTAAAGGATGCGGGTCGGGTTTGGTCCGAGGCAGGTAAATAAACAAGCTGCCGACGCTTGGGAGGTAGGTGCTTGGACATCTCACCATAGCTCACCACGTTCGAAACGTGGCGTATGAGACTCTTCAGCCTCGTAGTATTACTGGTGCCCTTCGTGTCCAAACCACCGTACTCTCCGGGCCTAGCGTCACAGAACTCATGTACAAAATCCCAGTTTGTCCCCCACTTGTCTGGCTGAATAATATCTAGCTGCGCCCAGAGATCGTTCCGTCTGTCTCGGATAGGGGTAGCCGTGAGTCCCAACCTACGTTGAGTAGCCCGGGCTAGCTGTGCCGCTGCCGCTGCACGGTTATCCATGTCTCGCCAAGCCACACGCCCAGAGGCGGAGACGAACTTCTCTTTACGTCGCCACGCTTTACCCTTGTGTATCTCATCCCAAACGATCGCTGCTTTACGTCGACCGATCCAACGCTTCAACTCTGGTACCCACTCTTTTAGTACTGCCCACGACAAGACAACTGTCTCGACGTTAGGCATGATACGAGTCGGAGTCTTGCCCTCTAAGATCGTCAGCTTCATGTCGGTGTACTGTGCCGCTTCTCGTTGCCACTGACGTTTAGTCGGAGAGCGTGTGACTATGACCTTCCTCTCTCGCTCCGGGCCACTCACCAAGAATAGTAGTGCGGCCAGAGTCTTACCTGAACCACACGCCCACCATAGGTTAGACCCGTCCTCTCCTCTACCATACAACCAAGCCCACGCATCTCGTTGGTAAGGAGTGAGGAACCCATCTAACACCCAGGGCTTCACTCTCTTACAGATGCGTGGGTCTTCCCAAGGGAAACCCTGCTCCATTTTATGCCTCGATAATATCCATTGGTAAAAGGTGGAAGGCCAGCCAGCAGAGGATGTTTCGTTTATCCCCCAGCAAAGCTACCTCCACACCGTCAAACTCTAAGTCTAGCTCGAACAAATCGGAGAGCGCCATATACATGATGCGCTCTTCAAAGTCAGGCTCATGATCCAACTCGACACTGAACTTCATGTGGGTAGCTTAACTCGTCTGTGTCCTTGGTGACCTTAACTTCGACGTCAAGGTGTGTCTCGATCCAACAGTGAGCACCACAACCAAGTGGGTTGTGCGGCCTATAAACTACCCGGGCAACTTCGTTCCCGTCCTTATCTCGAATGATGGCGTCCTCCGCATAGCGATTATCTTTGTACGTCTTGACAGTAAGGCAGGGCTCGCTGGTCCCGTTCTTCCTGTTGGCTTTGATGATGTGCTGATTAACGTGGATGATGGTCTTCATGATTGTCTCTCCTATATGTGTTACGTGGCTACGCATGAGCCCTAAGCGAACTGCGGTTATCTTTGTGTGGCTATACCTCCTTAGCTACGTTGTTATCAGTGGAAGCCTCGGCGTCTACTGGGCTGGGCTCGGCCTTGGTTGGTGGTGATTCACCTCCGTCCCAGCTTAGGATGTGGGCGATTAGTTTATTCGGGTCATGCTTTGCTTCGCCCCATGAACCGTCGGCAAACCATACACGGCACACAGGGTGTGGGTACTCGGGTTCTGCGTCGTCCCAAACGTCTACGCCGTAAAGGTCATTAAGGGTACTGTTCTGCATCTGGTGGTCATAGACCTTAAACCTAGACTTG